TTAGAGTTCACCACAAATATGGTGACTTCAATCGGCGTGTAGCCGTTGATCTTCGTGTATGTATCGTATTCCTGAATGTACGCCTCCATTACGCGGGAGACGTTGCTCACCTTCAGGTTGACTTGCGGCACCTCGCCCTTATTCCCCTGGCTTATCTCCTCAAGCTCAAAGGGAAACTTCAGCCACTCATACCCTCGCCACGTAATATTCTCATTATTGCGCACAACGCGAATAGGAGTAACAACGCCAGGGATAGTAATTTCCAGCGCCACAAGGAATGCGCTATCGGTTCCGAGTGCGTTCTTCTCGTCAATGACGGTGCTAGAAAGCGTGAGAGCCATTAGCCCCTATCCTCAAGCGTGCATTCCACGGTGCGGTAATTGCCAACTGGGTGCGAGGATGCCAGCGAGTTGCCGACAAAGCCCACGGTATATGACACGGCTGTAACGGGATGCGTCCAGGTGAATGTGGTGCCGATGTAGCTACGCCGGAAGGTGCGGAGCGTCTGGTAGTCAGCTTCGGGCATCCTATCCCATCGCAGGTTAAACTTCTCGCGCCCAGCCTTCGTGAACTTGCGGCGAGATTGAACATACCCGGCCTCGGATGATGTTTCCAACTGTTCGATAACATCGTCTTCATCCGAGCCGACAGACGGCAGTTGTATGCTAGGCCATGCGGTCATTACATAGCCCCCAGAAGTCCGCGCTCGGAAGCATCGCGCACAATGGCTATTACCATGTTAGGCAGCATCCTCGCGTTGAATGTTTCGGGCGGTGCGGTCTGCTTGCCGCTGCTATCCTTTTGAATGATGGTGATTGTCTGTGTATCGTTGCCAGAGCTACTATCCGTGGTACGCACTCCCAACTTTCCGCTACTGGTGCGCGCAAGTGGCATGACGGCCTCCGGGCCAGCCTCACCAAGCACGCCGCCATTCGCAAACGCGGTCATGTGTTGATTATAGCCGAACGCCGTAGGCTGGTTGTAAACACCGCCAGACAAGGCAGAGATGCCGGGTCCGGAAAGTACGTTGCCGTTGACAGAGAATAGGCTGGTGATGCCAGACCAGAGGGAGCCGCTGCTAATTCCACCAGCGAGAGATCCAAGCCCGGCGCGAATCTGCATCCGCACGATATCTGCGATGATGCTGCGCGTCATATCAGTGAAATTGAGTTTGCCAGTCATGGTGAACTGGACTAGTGCGTCTTCCATGCTGCTGAACGCGTTGGTGAACACGCGGCCCATGTTCTCGGCTGCGTTGGTTGCGGAGTCGGCATAAGAATCAAGCGCCAACTTCATGCCATCCCATGCGTTGCGGGAAGTAGCAAGACGTTGATTGTCCAGTTTTTTCAATTCTTCTTCTAACTTCTTGGCGAGTCCGATCTTGTCTTGCGACAATTCAGCGGCGTAGGCGTACTGCTCACGCAAGGTCTGCTTCTGCGCCTCAAGCGCGCGCCCGTCGAACTCCGTTGCGATGCGGTAGGCGTCCTCAAGCTGCTTTTGCTTAATCTCGTTTTCGGCGTCGTAAATGGCTTGCTTGTTATCGAGGTAGGCTTTTCCCTGTTCCTCTTCCCACTTTGCGCGCATGTCTGCGAGTTTGCGTTCGACATTCAACGCATCACGTTGCGCCTTCTTGTCAACAACTTCTGCGGTCTTTATCTTTTCTTTCTCTGGCAATGCACCAACGCCACCATATATGCGTGCTTGCGCCGCGCGTATGTCGTTTTCTTTCGCCTGCAAAACCTTTAGGTCGGAGCTTTCAGCAAGCAATCCGATAAGGCGCTTTTCCTCTTCCTTGAGTTCCGCAATGTGCGCAACATTTTCTTTAGCGTAAAACGAAACGCCAGCGCCGCTCGCTATTTCTTGACGTACACGCGCAAGCCGAGTCTGTATCCCCTCCATGCTTCGCGCAAAGTCGGATTGCTTGTTTAGTTCTTCACGACTGAAATATGCAACGCCATCACTACCGAATGCTTGTTTCGCATCCTTAATCTTTGAAATGCTGTTTGCAACAGAACTAAACAAAGCCAGAGATGCAAGAACCACCTTGCCCTGCTTTCCGCCAAGGATAACACCGACAAGACCAACCTCTTTTATAACGTCAGGCAGGCTATTGTATCCGTTCAATATGCCGATGAACAGCGGGCCGATTTGCCCGGCGAGTTTTGAAATTGTGTCAAATGTGAGTACGGCAGTATTGCCTATTGCGGCAAGACCTTTTTGCGTATCTTCTTTCTGAATGTACTCCGTAAATTCCTTGATTCGCTTCGTGGCCTCTTGCACAAGGATTGTCACGGCAGGCAATTCGGAATTGCCCAGGTCAACCTGCATGTCCTGCCAGTAGCGCGTGAAGCTGCTAATCTGCTTTCCAGCAGTTTTCATTGACTCTTCGTAAATGCCGTTGTACTCTTTGGCCTTGAGCAGAACCTCGTTAACGCGGGCCTGTAGTTTCTCTTGTACGGTCAACGAATTAGCGTTGCGTCCAAGCTCTTTGGCAACTCGCTTGTACGAGTCTTCCCAATTAACATTCAGGCCGATGGTGCGGAGCACTTCAACTTCAGCGCTCTGGATGCCCTGAGTCATGCGCGTGAGGGCTTCGGAAGAGTTAATGCCACCGACAACGGCCAAGTCCTGCGCCGCCCTGGCAATTTGCCCAGCCTGCGCCAAATCCATTTGAGCCGCCGCCATTTTTGCAAGATTCTGCCGAGCCTCGATTGCAGCAATGCCTTGTGCGCGCAAATCCTTTTCAAACTTGCGCATCTGGTCGGAACCATAGCCTGCGTTCTTGCCAGCTTGCACCATAACAACGCCAAGCGTTTCATATCGTGCGGCCAATAATGCGGCATTCTTAACGAAGTTAGCAGCACCAAACCCGGCAAGAGTTGCGGCGAGCTTTGCGGCAACATTGGAAAGCCCAGACATCGCATTTTCGGTGCGCGCCCCGGACTTCTCAAGCGCCGCAAGGTCAACCTGGGCCTTCTTAACTTCGCCTGTGTTGACCTTTATATTTAGTGCCGCAACTTCTGCCATCGCACTCCCCTATTTGCCGCCATATTTACCAAACGCAGAAACAAACGCTGCATCCATCGCCCGTATCGCTGCAATCTCCCAAGCTTCCGGTGCGGCCAACGTAAGGCGCGCCCATGCGTCTATTTCGCTATATGTGAGCGCGCCGGGGTCGCCCATTGCGCCCATTGGTCTGCCGGGGTTTAATTCCCAGAACCATTCCCAAATATGCGCGGCGTCAGATGGTGGGGCGGGATTATCTATGAGCGTTTTTCCGGTTTGGCGCTCTACGCTTTGAAGGTTTTCCCGCAACGTCGAACCGTTTTTACGCGGCGCATCAAGTTCAACCTTCTTTCTTACCGCCTCGCAGAGCGCCTTAATCAGTCCTGGCGGTAATTCGCTTCGTTGGTGATAAAGGCGTCAACCTGCTTACGAAGCCAGCCAAAGCGGGCATACAGAGTAATGGCGTTGGCGCGGCTAAACGGAAGTTCTGCGCCGTCAAGCACAACGCCAGACCAGCCCATTGTGCAGTCAGCAAGAAGCTCGGACGCTTCGGCTTCGGCCTTGTCAGGGTCAATAGCCTGGACGATACCGCGCTGTGCAGCTTGCTTTGCGCGTTCACGGTTGACCTGAGCCCAGAAATTGCGCTTAAATACTTCTGACTCTGCACCGCGAAGCGTGATAACGATGCCCATTTCAGCGCCCGTATCGGGATGCAAAATGTGACAATCGGCCCCGGCTTCTGCCTTGGGCTTGGCGTCAAGGCTTGCGAGGTCAATCGGCTTCTTTTCGTCAATCATTCGTCATTACTCCTTACGCGCCGGGGATGCGGGTGATCTGCAACTGCGTAGCCTCGGAAGTGGCACGAAGCGCCTGGAAGGGCATGGAGAGCGCGATACGGCCCTCGCCGCTCACATTGATATCACCGCCGCCGCTGTACTTGATGCGCGGGATAAGGAACGTGTAGCTCTTCGTGGTGCCATTGCCGAGCGTGAACTCAAGCGAGGATTCCGTCTCGTTCACGAACTTGTTGAACAGCGTCTCATTCTCAAACCAAGCCGACACAGTACCAGTGAGGTTAGAGCGTCCGGGAGTGACAGCAGCGGCCACGTTGGAACCGATGACAAACGCGGGGTCAATGGTATTTTCCAGCGTCAATTCAATGCCCGTCACGGTGGCAATGGCGCTGCCGCCCTCTTCAATCGTCCCGGTGAAGCTATCGAACGGGCTATTCGTTTGGCTGGCAGTGGTGGAAGCGTCAAGCGGTGTGCCAGTCATTGCGGCGGCGAGCTTGCCGATGAAGCCAAAGCTGCCC